GGCTCCCGATCCGTCCTGTGGATACAGACGGAAGGGCGCGTTTCGACCATGTCGCACCCTTCGATCTTCGTGGTCCCGATATCACATGCCTTCAGGAGGAGCCCTCGGTCCGGTGGGTTCCCGAGTATGTTGACGGGACCGGGCAATTTCGGTACATTGCCCAGGAGGAGTACCCGCGGACAGAGCTCCAATGGACGGCACATGTCCTCAAGCAATCCGTCTATGAATTGGACAGCGGGAAGAGTGACGATCTCCACGTTACGACGGTCTCTGAAGCGGCCTTCAAGCTGCGGACCGTCACCTCCGGGGTTCCGGCCTGTGCGACTGTCGTCCGTGAGTTCCAGCAGGACGTTTATGCAGCCATGGAGCTGGAGTGCCCCACCTTCCGGTCCCTTCAGGGTCAGATTGATGCCACGCACGTCAATTCTGTCTTGGGACCGTCCCCAGAGTCCTGCGAGTCTAGCGATTTCGCGGCGGCGTCGGATGACCTGTCGCATCAGCTTTCGCACTCTATCCTGACGCAACTTAGTCAGGGATTTGTCGGTCAGAGGCAGGTCCTCGACGATAATGGGGACAAGACCCTGCACTATGGCCGAGTGCCGCTCCGCTGTCGAAATGCCGGTAAGGCTCTGGACTGTGGCGGAGGGCTCGTTCTCGAGTCAGCAGGGCGGGAGGACAAGTACCGCGCGATCGTGCGCTGTGATGTACAGGTCTGCGCGCATCCGTTGTGTTTCTGCCAGATGCAGGACAAAACGCCTGCTTTCCCGACAGGCGACCGACGCGGGTTTCACTCGGTCAAGACGTACTACCTCAAGGCCCGGAAGAGGGAGGGGCAGCTCATGGGCCAGGGCACGTCCTTCCTTCTCCTGTGCCTCATCAACATGGGGTGCTCAGTCGCGGCCTTCATCCGGGACGCCCTTCGACGGAACGTGCGCGAGTACCGGCGTTTTGGGTGGAGGCAATTCCGGGAGTGTGCTTCGAAGGTATTGATCAATGGGGACGACCGCCTCGCCAGATCCTCTCCTCAGATCGAAAAGGATTTCTGGGCGATCGCCGGCCCCATCGGACTCCGGAAGTCCCCGGGTAAAAGCCACACAAGCCAGAAATTCGCCGTCATCAATTCCCAGCGTTATGTACGAGTGTGCACCGGTGGGAGACCCTTTTGGCAGCGGATTGACGTGCTCCGCCCGGGACTGGTTTTCGGGATCCCGAAGCTGGCATCGGATGTCTTTCGCCCCGAGATGGTGGTCACGCCTCTTTTTAGCGCCTGTCCCCGGTGGATCCAGGGGCCCATCATCGCATTGTTCCTGACGTGGCAGGGGCAGGCCCTCGAGCAGAATCTTGCCGGCAGGGACCTTTTTGCGCCTGTATGGCTGGGAGGTCTCGGGCAGGTCAAGCCCGACCTCTGGAGGAGCCACATGAGCTTTCAGGCGCGTGCGATTGCGACACGGCTCCTTGTGACGCAACCCTATCGATCATGGGTGATCGGCCCGCAGCAGAGCTACGCACCTCTGGGGCAACCTGTGCAGGCCCCTTGGGCTCAGGTCGGGGACGTCTATGATGCCGGGGACGTGGCGCATGAGCTAAAGTCGTTCGAGCAGCGAGTCGGCTTCTTCAAGCTGCTATCGCAGATCAGCCGGGAGACTCTGATCTTCTGGTGTTGCGGCCGTTCGTGGTCTGCCGAGGACAAATGCAGGCTCTGTGGTACTGAGCCCAAGAAGTGCCCGGAACGCGTCCAAAAGCTCGTCCGGCGATCTGTCCCCTGCACAGAGTGCCGCGACCCCTGGGATCGGCGGATCGTGCGTGATGATTGTACGCACGCATGTGAGATCCGGGAGGAGTGGGCGGCAGGGTGCCGTTGCCACGGTAGGCTCACACCGCTGTTCCGTCTGAAGACTGAGAAGATTCTGGACGAATCCCAGATCCGAGCAATGAGTCGGGGCACTCTCACGCTCGGGCTTCAGACAGTACTCCCCGGGGGCATCACTGCTGCCAAGCGCATGAGCAGTGTTCAAGATGTCCCCAATGCCGCTCGATCCCGTGGGACTTGGGTTGAGTTGGCAGTTCAGGGAAGCGTTCCGCTTCCTCCGACCGGCGGCCTGTGAGGTCGCCGTCAGGCCGGGAGGCTTTGTATCCCGCTGAAGAGCGTCGTACTACGCAAGTGTCCCCATCTGTAAACCACCCAAAACGCTTACCCATAGAGCATGTGATGCTCGGAATTGCGTACTAAGCCTCGGTCTGAGGACCCCGAGAGCCGTAGACAGGCGGAACGTCT